GCGTATCCCATACCAAACGCTACAGCCACAGGCACGCCCAAGGTTTCCACAATTTGTAATATTTCCATTATGCACCATTTTTAATACTCTGGCTAAGTTTTTTTGCTCTTGCTGGCGTTTGTAGCGCCCATTTGCTATTTAGCATTTCCATACTCGCACCGCCATAATCACCCTCTATTAAATACTGTATAGTTTTTTTAAACTTACAAAAGCCACTAAAGCCCAGCTGGTAGACCATTTCCACGCAGACATCACGCACATTATCCGGCTGACTTGAAAACCAATCGAAGTTACTATTAAGCTGCATATAGCGCCTAAATATATCACGCTCTAATATTAATCCTGCTATATCCTCATCTAATACAAGGTCTTTTATAGCAAAGCCGTAGCCTATAGTATCATATCCCAGGTGGTCTTTATATACAGTAGCTTTAAAGCCCTCATTTAGTTTTAGACTTTCTTTTAAGCTCTTAAAGGGCATTTAGGCATTATCCATAACCAATAGAGTTAGCACCCTATTGCCGTCTATAGGACACATAGATATACTCATATTTGAGGTGGCGTCTATAGTCCCGCCGTTAGCAGTTATATAATCTTGTACATCCTCTGGCAGTATACCGTCACCGTCACCGCTGGCGCCTTCCATTTTGCTGCGGTCATGTATCCAGCTCTTAGAAATTATAGCCATCTTATGCCCCTACCTTTTTAACTTTATGGCCTCTGCCTTCATACGATTTAATAGCGTCTTCGTCCAGGTTATCCCTATATATAATGTTACCATCTTTTAGCATAATCTCATATTTATATACAGTAGCCTTTTTATTATCTTTTTTAGCTGCCATTTTTATCTATCTCCCTGTATGGTTTTTTTAATGTACCACTGCCGTATCCAGCAAAGGTACTTAGATTTAAATTTTTGCCTTTTTTATTTTTTTCTCCCCTTGTGCATATTTCGCCCCAATAATCTAAATATTTCATGGGCTTACCTTTATAATATGCTAACTGGCCGGCGTCTTTATCTTTTGCAAGGCACAGGTCATTATCAGGGTCTAAGTCAATACCAAAAGGCTTATGCCCGCCAATGTTCTTTAGCTCTTTTGACTTTTTTATATGTATCTCTGCCATACTAATAAGTATAGGGAGGGTCACCCCTCCCTATACATTCCGGTTATAGCTATTAGGTGGAAGTCTCAGTATGTACTTCTCTGCCATGTGCATTTACAGTTACCGCCAGATTAAAGTAGCCATTAGCTACTACCTCAGTAGAGGCTGCCGGTGCGTTACGGTCTGTTTCTATTTGGATGAAATTGCCAGCGCCCTGGTCTATATAAGCACAAGAGATAGCAGTCTTGGCAAATATACCGCCCTTATGCTGGTCAGATATCGATACTACCTGCGAGGAGGTATATATATCTACACCGCCTACAGTAGTAGCAAAGCCAGCAGCCCTAAATGACTCACCTACGCCCGGGCTTTGGGATAGCGCAGCATTTGCCTGCAGCACCGCTGTATTAGCAAGCTCATTAGTAAGGCCAAAACTACCCCACAACTGTAACGGGTGAAGTACAGCAGAGTAGCCCCTGGGTGCATCATCACCCTCTAATCCAGCTACGGCATCAAATATAAGACCCATGTGCATAGAGATAGCAGCACCGCCTACAGCCGTGCCAAATGTATCCTGCAATGTTGCGCCTTCCTCGTCAAAATGCGCCGCTACTGTATTACCTAATATGCTACCTGCATTTACAAGTAAAGCATCTGAATTACCAAACGCAGCTAAATCAGTTACTTGTGCATATACATTGTTTCTAAACACTTCTAGATTTGTAGCTGTTGAGGTAATACTTTCTGCGCTTCCTGCAGTTTCCTCTGCGCCGGTGGCGTTTGTAGTTACAGTACTTAGTGCCATCTTACTATATACAGGCACCTGTGCTACATTAGTGCCTGGTGCGCATGGTACCATGTTGATTATTTTCTGAAATACTGCAGCCTTGTTAAATTGTAATATAGCCGCTGCTATTGTCTTACCAAGCCCACCAGCCGCTACTCCTACGTCTGTTACTGCCATGATTGGCTCCTAATTTTTGCCCTCTATCAGCTACGGCTATGCCGCCTTCAGGTAGGGCTTATTAATTATTATCTAATATATCCTGGCGTGCTTTGCTGCAAGTATTTTTCACACCCAATGGGGTCTTTAATTGCAAACTCCTCCAGGGAGCTATAGCCGCCAAATTCTGCTGAGGCATTACCAGGTCTGCCAGCATTTGTTTTAGGTGGTGCCGTTAGCTCCTGCTCTGTAAACTTTTCAAGTTTAGCCAGGCTCATATCTGCACCAAATTCCTGCCGGTTCTCTGGTAGCTTTCCTATTAACGCTTTGCGGCGGTCTGCCTCATAAGTATCCCATGCCTCGGCTTTAGTCTTATACTTGTCAAGCTCGGTGCCTTGCTCCTCATACAAAATTTTGTACTCCTCTTTTTCCTTCAGCCCTGTTTCGTGTGCCTTTTTCTGGTCTGCTTCTACCTTGGAGAATTTGTCTTTGAGTTCAGCTACTTGCTCACGCAGTACATTACGTTCTGACACAACTTCATTAAAGCGTGGCGTAGGGATTTTAGCATCATTATTTTTACCGGCTTGTGTGCCAGGGTTATTTTCGGCTGTTTCCTTAGCCGGTATGTCTGTATTGTTCTCTTGTTCCATTTTATACCTCTTTAGTGAGTAATTAATCTTGGTTTAATATCTGTGATATAAGTCATAAAAAACACTATAAAAATATTTATATTTTAAATCTTATAGTTTTATTTTTGGGTAGCTTTTTGCGCACTCTGCGGCTGGTAGCTTTATCTATAAATCTCTCTACTTTGTCAGGGAATACCTGGTTATCAGCACTAAGCACTCTGCCCATTTTCCCCAGGTGTATTACCCTGGAGCCAAAAGCAGCCCAGCCAAGCTGAAAGCCATTATTCATTATTTTTAGCACTTTAAAATCACCGTATAAATCACCGGTAAGCACCGGCGCCCTGCTATTTTTATACTCTGTACTCTGTCTTTTAAACTTGTTACCCCGCTTGCGCTCTCCGTATTGCGTGGTATAAGATTTAAACGGTGCACCGTGCACATCCAGGGCTTTACTGAATATATGTTTTCTATACATATCTCTCACAATAGGTGCAATATTCATAAAGTAATTTCTGCTAAGCATTGGCTCTAAGCTCTCCTGCTGCGCCTGGATGGTGGCCAAACTGTTTAGCGCTCTGCATTTCCCATTGGTGCCTACAGTTAAAGCCGCCACCGTCTATAAGCACACCGGCACCAAAGCTATTTTCTATTTGTTCCTGGGTAAGTGCGCCTGCTGCTGCCATATCCAGGCACTCCGGCCTGGTTTTTTCATCTATGGCACCCACGTATACATATTTCACACTGGCAGGGAGGGTATCCATCATAACCTTATTGACCGCTCTGCTATAAGTATTAAGGGCTGTATTTACTACAGTCCTAAGCTGCGCTTTACTTAGTGTGCTTGCTGTAATGCTGGCCACTATTTCACCCTCTCCCATGCCTGCTATTATGCCCTGCAGCACCTTATTACGCACTACACTGGCTATAGCCTCCATCTCTGCTATTAAGTTATCTGTGCTAAAGTTATACAGTGCGCTTAGCGTAGTCTCTGTAATAGCACCTATATTTTCCATCTGCAATAGCGTTAGCTGGTGACCTTCACCAAAACGGCTAATTATGGTGGCGCTCTTTTGAGCTACAAGGGCGCTAACGTCCACCTCCTGTAATACCTGTATAAAGGCCTCGGTACTCATAGCGCCTTTAAGCTCCATAAATCCAGCTACAAGCTCCTCCTCCATGCGCAGCACCATATTTGCTATGTCACCTGCCAGCTTATCAATATCATTCTGGTTTACAGCCATTAGCTAACTGGCGCCGTCAGTGCAGCCAGCAGGCTACCGTTACCATTACCGTTACTACTTAGTTCTACCGCTGCGGCATCTGTTTTACGCTCTTTTATATACGCTAAGGCCTCACCTCTATCTGTAAACATATCTGGGTCGCTTTCCATCAGTACGTCTGCCAGGTCTTTCTTGCCTATAGCCATTTCCCAGTCCCATTTATCACGCTGCTCCTGGTCTGTTAGTATCTCTGTGCTTTCCTCATAATTAACATTAATAAGCTCACCAGCATCCCTTTTGAGGTGTGTATCTATTATAATACTTTCAAGCGCAAATAGCTTATGCTCCAGCTCATTATACTTAATTACATCGCCACGCCTTGCGTCCATTAGTTCCTGGTTCCTGAGCCTAATACTTATACCGCTGGCTGCGGTGGTACCTTCTACAAAGGCCGCAGTTAAATGATAATTTAGCGCCAGCATCTTGTAGCTCTCGTTTACGCTCTCTGTTATAGCAGGGATACTGTTAGGCGGCACAGCTATATTAAATTGGCCGTCGTGTCCCAGGAAGGTTATTTTATCCTGGCCTACCTCTATCTTATCTTTTTCCAGGTTACTGCCTGTTATATACGGGTAGCCAAAACTCTGGAACATAATGTTAGCATTTTTATTAGTCTCTGCTACATTTAACGCCAGGTTAGTAGATATTAGTGAAGGGCTGGCATCTGTATCAAAATATGAGGCCTCTGGCTTACCCTCCGCATAGACCTCTATAAACGGCAAAACATGATAGGGGTTTAACATATCTGGGTTTTCCTCATCCTTATACATCTTACCATTTTTATCATATATAAAGTGGTTATCTTCATCCCAATATGCCATTAGCTCCGGCGTAGTATCCATTACGGTATCTTTGGTACTTATAGGGTAGGTAATAGCTATAGGTGTCAGTGGGTCGTCGTTAGCAAATAATGGCTCCCAGTCACGTATAAGGTCATATTCTATCTGCTCATTACGCCAGGTAGGTTTAATAAGCATTACCTCCAGTAAGTTAGTTAGGCGCTCCAAGCGCTGCAGTTTATTATCTTTATCATGGAATAGGTTAGGGATGTCCTCTATGCTGTAATGCCTTATGGGTGGCTGCATATATACCAGGCTTATACGGTTTATTATACGCCTGGTCATATTCACATTAGAGCTTGGTATTTTATCTAATAACGTATCTGCAAAATACTTGGATGTATATGCCTCTGTGCGCCCTTTATAATAATTATACGCTATAGTTCGCTTCTCATTCCACAAGTCTTTTTCTTTTTGCTGCCAGTCCATCTTACTTTGCTCTACAGCTAATTTGCCTATGTTTGGTATCACCTCTGCATACTCCCTAATAATGGTTTAATAATTGGATATTCTAAATCTATCAGGTACCCCAGGCCATCAGAAAAATGGCTGCGCTCTTTATTGCTCTTGTCTATCTGCCTTGTACCTGGTACGTTGCTGGTCTGCTCCAGGTCTATTATGAGCGGCTTACAGCGTGGGTGTATAATTAAATTACCCTCTAATACCTTATTAACGGCATTAACCCTGTCTGCTACCCTGGGCGCTTTTGGCTTAGCCTTGACTATAAAACCATTATGGCGTAGTATTTCATGGTCTGTATCAAGTGCAGAGGTATGGCGCTGGTTAGCTGGGTCTGGGTATACTATATAGCTTTTAGACCTATAGCGTGCCTTTATCTCTTTAGCCATAGTATCAGTTAGTATTTCCCTACCTCCGCTATGCCTTAATTCTATTGTGTCAAATACTCGTATTTGAGGCCGTTGCTTGTGGAGCTGCACCAGACTGGCTGCCATTGGCACCACGTTAAAGTCCACTGCGGCACATATAGGTAAGCTGGGTATATATTCTGCTTTGTCATCTACATTATTCTCCCTATTAAAGTTATAGTATGTATTTCCTGCCTGGATGTTTACAAATTTACCATCTCTGTAAGCTGCCAGCATCCGGCTATCATAGGCATCCTCCATTAGTTTTACATAGGCTTTAGGCAGCGCTATATTATCAGTGGTTTTACCATGTACTACAAGGCGGTTTTTATCTAAGTCCTCTGCAAATATCTTATGGCAGTAATGGTACCCCTCTGGCGTGCTTACTATATATAGCTCACAGTTCTCACTGCCACGCATACGCCCTATAGCCTTCTTAAATGCCAGGTCGCAGTTTTTCCAGCTCTCTACATCAAACTCGTCAAAGCCTATGAATGTAAGCTCGGCGCCTATAATCCTGTGCGGCTTTTGTAGCTGGTATATCTTTATGTTACCTGCGGCTGTGATGAATCGGTGCTTAGCCATGTTATACTCATAAGAAATGCCCAGGCCGCCTAATATCTCTTTAAATGGCTCTACAAATAAATCATCTGCCAGGTCATAGGTAGGGTATACTATCCAGCCATTACTAACGCCATGCTTATTTTTACGGGTTACCAGGTTAATAGCTGTCTTGTGTAGAAATATGTGCGTCTTACCGGCACCCATGCCGGCCACTGCACCATTGATAGGCTTAGGGCTTTTAAGGAACTCCCACTGCCAGGGGTAGTAATTACTCTCTTTTAACTGCAGATTATAACCCATCTATAAACTCTACATTATCTATAGGGTTAATCATTTCTACCTCTTTACGGTCAGTCTGGCCAAGTACCTGTTTACCCAGCCATATAAGCATAACTACGTTACCCTTTTCTGCAGATTTCCACTGCAGTTTTCTTAGCCTGGTCTTGCCCTCCTCTCGCCCTTTTGTAATAAATTGCCCATAATTACGCTCTAAGGTAGTGCGTGAAATATCAAAAAATGACGCCATCTCAGTATCAGTACAGCCATATCCAGCCAGCTCTTCTACTTTGTTAGTGTCCAGGTTATATTTCTTTGGTCTGCCTACAGGCTTTTTAGGTCTGCCTGGCTTTTTTTTCTTACCAGGCATATAGGGTATTATCCATATTAATTTAATAATTAATTAGGATAAAGGTACAGGGTGAGACTAACTAAAAGTAATGTAATTATTTTTACATTTTAATATTATTTATATTATTCCATTGAGCCATCACAGTCCTCACATTTTTCCTTTTCCGGCTCGCCTTGATGTTCGCCACATGAAGGGCAAAGGTCGCAGTCTGGTAAGTACAATTTCAT